TCTGGCTGCCAAAGATAGTTTTTTACAAAAAACTCTATCTTTTGTATGAAGCGTTTATATTTATTCTTTGTGCGTGAGTAAGCGTCATTGTTTATTGGCTATTATATTCATAAAATTCAGCATTGAGTTTCTGACAATACTCGTGAATCTTTTTTCTTAACCGTCCCGGAACCATGCCATAAGGCACTTTGTTATATCCAAAGTTGGGGTCTGTCGCTTTGAACTGCTGTATAAAGTAAGTTTCTCTATAATTTAGAATTCGTACTAACTCCTCAATATCTTCTCTTTCGTAAGTTTCTAATATTTCAAATTGAGGTTCACCTTGTTCTTGATATGCTAACCAAAACGCGTTGTTATTAGGTCCTATATTAGGGTCTAAATGCTCTTGATGACGCGTCATAGGGTCACGGCGTGTCTGACCTATGTAAACCTTTCCATTTGGGAATGTATATTTGTATATAACACCTTTTCGTAGCATTACTATATTGTCTAACTTCATTATCTCTAAATATCTTCCTTGCGATAGTTCAAATCCTCAATCTTTAATCAGTTTGAAATCTATTTTATAACGATAAAAATCAATGTTGTTGCAAACAGAAAGCGCACGTTTTAGTTTGGTGTCAGAATACAATCCAATAATTAAGCCCTTGACTTCTTGCCCTTCACTTAATAACTCCTCTTTCACATAGCCCATATAACGTTGTATTTGACCGACCACCATATCGGAAGCACGTCCTTTTTTCAACTCTATAACGAGCAGTGTCTTTTTGTTCTTACTAATCGCAAGTATATCCATTGGACCGGTGTCTGTTTGATATTGTCTGCCTATTTGTTCACCATCTTCTTCAAAGATATCAAACTTCTTACCTAAATCAGTATGTTTCCAATTATCTATAAGAAACTCTTCAAGGTATTTTTCCATAGCGAACTCGGATGGACTTTCTATATCAGGAGTTGTAGAAACTATTGAAGGTATGGTGGAGTTGCTTAATAGCTTTTCTATCTCATCTGCATATTGTGTTATCTCACAGCATGTACCAATAGAGCTTACAGAATGTTTAAGTTCTTCCGACATGTCATTTCGTGATATGGTCTTATCATACCATTTTACCTTTCTACGATGTGGTAGAATATCACCCTGTGTATAGTAATAATTACCTGTAATTTCACCAACATAATATTCACCTTTACCATTGGGAGATAGGATTACAGCGCCTACCTCTAAACCCTTACTGATTTTATGTAAGAAAGCACAACTTAAACCTGCAGCGACCTTAGTTTTGTCGGGGCGGTTTTTCATAAAAATGGGAATATATATGGAATTAAACTCTTTCCACGTTTCTGGAAGATTTGTTGAGAGGTCTTGATAGATGTCAAAGTCGGCACCTATAAATCCCTCTTGGCGGCATTTGTCAGCATACATACCTCCTTTGCCTAACATTATACGATTATATTGTTTCATAGTTTAATTATTTTCTTTGCGTGATATTACAAACTTGTTTTATTATATTTTCTTTATTCCTGCTTTAGCACAAACCCCATCCAAAATAGCGCAATACATATCAAATTCTTCAGGAGTTTGATTTATTGTTGGTATGCCTCGTTCTGTGCATATTGTTTGTACTAACTTGTCAATTGCCAACCATTGTTCTTGCGTAGTAGTACTGAAATCATAGTATTCGGCAAGTACCTCTTGTGTCTCTAATGTGTCGATAGATGTGAACATTATTTTATTCCTATAAATTCTGAAAGTGGCACTATTTTAGCGCGGTAGGTGTTTAATCGTTGTTTTATTTGAGGTAAGTGCTTGAATGGTTCGGGAGTGTTATTGAAACGTACAACGATGTAATACTTTGCGTGTTCGGGAGCGAAGCCGTGTTCTTCAAGCGTTTCTTTGCTCCATATCTGGAAAGTGCCGACCTTATCTAATCTGAAGAATTGGCAGTTATCGCCGTTGGTGTGCAGCAGCACATATTTCATACGCTCGAAGCCGGGTGTTACCTGAAGTGAACCTTTGCTCTCGCCTGCTCGTAGATAGCAGATGCCTTTCTCTATCATCAGCAGGCGTGTTCTTTTGTCGGCATGATTGACAAGTACGGTGTCTTCTTTGTTGATTTCCGACATCTTGCAGCGGAACTTGTCGGCTGTGGCTTCGTCCTCTATCTCTTGTCGGCGGCGGATACCGAGTTGCAGGTGCCGTTGTCTTTAAGAAGCGGACGACAGAGCGATAACCACTTGTAATTACTCCTTATCGTTATCTCCTTCTAACAATTTCTTCAATTCATTTTCATCCGGCAACGCTTTGCGCAGACGGTCGGGCATATCTTTTGCTGTTTTGTATGTGGCAACGCCCATAGGTCTATCAAATTCTTGGATAACGAACTCGACAAATTCCTTATTTGCTGATTTACACAAGACTATGCCTATAGATGGATTTTCGTGCGCTTTACGAACTTTGGTGTCTAAGATTTTTAAGTATGTTGTTAGTTGTCCGAGATAACTCGGTTTGAAATCGCCAATTTTTAATTCTACTACAACCAATGCATTAAGTTCTCTGTTAAAGAATATCAAATCGGGGAAGAATTCCTCACCATATATTTCAAGATGATACTGATTACCAACAAATGAGAAGTCATTACCAAATGTCATAATGAAGTTCTTAATGTTATGTACAATTTGTTGCTCTACCACTCTTTCGTCAATATCTTGTTTATCGCGTTCGCCTATTTCTTCTGTATTGATAAATGGCAATGCATAGGAATCTTTGAACATCATCACTGCCTTTCGAGCCATTGAAGAATTAGACATTGTTTGTAAGAAGTTGTTAGGTATTTGTTCTTTATGCTCGAAGGCATGTTGTTTGATAAGTTTTTCAAGTGCGTCAACTGTGAGTTTTTCTTCGACAATTCTATGAATGTAATAATATCTTGCATTAAAGTCTCTCGTTTTCTCAATAAGTCTAATATGATGAGTAAATGGGACTTTGAAAAAATCTTCAACTGGGAATTCTGTGATGTTCGGTATTTGTATTGAATGATATATATCAATCACATTATTAGCTTTTTGTAAATCGCCAATTACGATTGGCGATTTTGTTTCTTCACTTTCGCCAATTGCGATTGGCGATTCTTTTATAGTAGAGTTATTTTCCCCTAAAAATTTCCATTCTTCATAAAAGCGACGCATATTTTTCAAACTACTTGCAGAAAAGCCTCTTAATCCTGGCATTTCTTTCAGAAGTTGGTCGCTAATGGCTTTTATTGCGCCACTGCCGTATGCTAATCTTCTGGTATTCGTTGATAGATACTTGCCTATTGCGTAATATACAGCAAGTTGCACACGATTTACATCTTTCAATGCTTCGTATTGACCTTGCATAATTGCCGTTTTAATGGCTTCTACGGCATCTTTGAGCGGTATGATTGAGTTGTTATCCATAATTATGTTTATTCAAAGAAACTTTTATAGTTTTCCTTTATGTTATGTGTATAGGGCGGTTATTTATTGCCTTTTGCGCGGTTATGGGTTTGGCAGAGCATTTGGCAGTTGGCAGGGTCGGTTGCACCTCCTTTTGACCAAGCCGTTACATGGTCGGCATCCATCTCGGTGAGTTTGTATATGCGGGCATGGTTGTTGCCTTCGGTCATCGCACATATCGGGCAGTTGGAAACGCCTTTTGACTGTGCCTCTGCGGTCTGACGGGCATAGACAGTTTTTTTTGTCGGGTCATCAAAGATACGCACTTCAAGCAAACGACGGTCTTGCTCTTGACAGCCACCGAGGATATATTCATAAATGCCGCGTTTGTTCTTCACATAATAATTTTCGTACAATCGCTGTTGTGTTTCTTTAACTTGTTGCGGGTTATATGGTTTCGTGTGGTATTTCTCATATAGTTCGCCCCACGGCAAACCGCACATCTCTTTTTCAACAACCTCAAAGACGGAGTTAACCCAGTCTATAACGCTATTGAAATATGTTTTCAACTCTTTTATATCGGCGTCGTTACGATGTTGCGACATATATTCACTTACATTGCCTCGGCTTACCCATTCAAGTGCGGTATGCAGGTAGTCTTGTCGGCGCACATTGCCACGAATAAAGGCAGACCATTTGTTGATATTGGCGTTCTGTGAATTGGAAAATTCCTCTTTCGCGCGTGTTATGAAAGGGCCTGAATAGACGGCGTTCAGCACCTCTTGCTCGTTAAGCGGTATGCCTGCAATGTTGATAGTCTTGAACCATTCTTTAATGTCGCTTTCCGTTCCTTCACATTCGTAGACAAGCAGTTTGGTATTGAGGATTTTGCTTTGTTTGTCTTCCGGCAGGCTGTCGAAATACTGCTCCATACCATTTTTGTCACGTATGGCAAATTTCTTTGTCAGGAAGCGTCCGAGTGATGTAATGCGCTGCTGACCATCAAGGACTTCAAGGTGTTGGTCATCTATTTTGTTGAAATAGATCAGTCCTATCGGATAACTATTGAGTACGCTTTCAATGACTGCTATTTCTCGCGCTCCGTTTTGTTCGGCATATAGATAGTTGCGTTGATATTCGGGTTGAATGGTAAGGCGACCCGATAGTCCGAACAAACCTTTGCCTTCTGCCTCGTTGTAAGTAAACCCTTTGCAGATTTCCTCAACGGTGTATTGTTTTAATTCTGTAGTCATCATTGCCTATTTCTTTTTACGGATTGTTATTCTTGCGTAAGTTATTCTGCCGTTAATTTTACCTTCGGCATTTTTAATCATTCCGGGAATAGCAGTTGCGGATAAGTATTCGTGCGTACTTGCGTTCTCCGTTGACGTATGCTCGTTCACCGTTCGCAGCCGGGTGTCGGAATCCGTCTGACGAGGATTCTGAAATATGGGCAGATAGTCTTCCCTCTGTTCTGTTCTGTTCTGTTCTGTTCTGTTCTGTTCATCTCCCTCTACTTTCCCAAAAGTGTAAACGAGGTCTTTGCCGTCGTTTCCTTTTCGGAACGCGACAATTTCGAATTGTTCGGGGCAATATTTGTCGAGGAAAGAAATTGGAACCCCCATTACGCCCTCGTAATCAGCAGGTATGGCATCGGTATATGGCACTTCGATGGCATCGTAGTTGTCGTAGTGTTGATAACCAATGCCTTTTATCTCTTTATGTCGTGAGAATTTAATATTATCCGCCATTGTCATAAGTTGTAATGGCTTATGCCGTAAACCGTGGTCAAGGTTGGTGAACCATCTTACGCCTTTTACACGGATAAAATGATGCCCTTCTTCATCTATACGCCACCCTGCTGCCTCTAAAGGATATTCATTGGGAACACGAAATTCGCGGTCGCCACTTGTTATGCTTGGTCCCAACCATAATTTGTTTTGTGCTATCAACGGGAACACCTCTTTGTATGTGATAGCGTTCATATTGCCAATGATGAGAAATTGCTTGCCACCCTTAACTATCCAACTCAAAAACTCTCGAAAAAGTGAAAATGGCGGGTTGGTGATGATGATGTCTGCTTCGTCACGCAGGGCGGTAACTTCTTTGCTGCGGAAATCACCATCACCCTCAAGATATTGCCATTCGAGGTCGTTGATGTCAATACGACCGCTCTGATTAGTGTCGTGTGTTAGTGTGAATATTTTACCTGTGATAAGGTTTTTATCTATATCGTATAAAGGACTTTGTGTTTCAAATAAAGTCGGTTCAGGGTTAATGCGATATTTTTTGCTTTCTACAGCATATGAAGTAGAGATAAGTTTCTTCAGTCCGAAGTACTCGAAGTTTTGTGCAAAAAATTTGGTAAAGTTGCTCCACTCAGGGTCATCGCAAGGCAACAGGATAGTTTTGCCCCGAAAGACATCAGGATTGTACTCTATGTATGCGTTAATTTCTTTCTGTATGTCGGCATACTGTGTATAGAACTCATCGTTTTTGGCTGCTTTCGCGTTAATAAGGTTGGTTGCCATGGTGGAAATAATTGTATTTGAATTTGCAAAAGTACTAAAAATTTATGGCTTATGCAAGTTTAGTGTTGTAAAAAAGGTTTTTTGTGTGTTGTATCACCTATTTTCTGCTTGCAAAGGTACGGGATATAACTGACATTTGGAGTCAGGGAGAGGATTTTTTTGCTCTTCTATTGATTTTTTGTCTCCTTTGAGAGTTCGGAGAGGATGAAGCCGTAGAGGGCGGTCGGGGGCTTCGGGGTGCGCTTGGCGGCAGGGCGGAAATGGAAAGTGGAAAGCGGATTGGCAAGGGAACGCTCGCGCTGCTCGCGGATGTAGCGGTTGAGTTGGGACTTATACTTGCGAGTGGAGGTGTATGCCTCGAAACGGGCTTGCCATTCGGCGAGTTGAGCCGGGTCGGCATAGATAGCCTTGACCTGCTGTGTGAGGTCTTTGAAAGCGGTTCGGGCTTTGGTTTGTTTGTCGGTGGGCTTGCCTTCGTAGGGGTGTTTGACGATATACGCCTGCTGTACGCCGTCACGGACACGATAGACGACCTTGTCGCCGCGTTGCAATGCGCCGTGGATGTCGGCAATGGGGGAAGATGGGTTGATTTTTGCCATGGTTGTGTTTTTTTTATCAGCCAAATGTGGCTGATGCCTTCTTTTCTGGTGAGCCAACGGCGGCTGATGCGTTAATGCTATTTGGGATGCCGGTCGGCTTGGGTTTTGTGGGCAGTGTGGCTCGTATTTAGGGACGGTCCGTTGGTGGTGCGAGTTCGGCATGAGTTGGGTGTGCCTTCGGTGTGAGTAGCGCTATCATACGGCTATCCTACGGTTATCTATCGGTTATCCTATGGAATTTCTTGCTGAAACATGGGTGCAAAGGTAGTTGTTTTTCGCGAGATATGCAAGAGATTTTGCGAAGTTTTTCGCCTGATTCGGTGAATTTTGCAGGTTATTGTTGGAGATGTGCCGAAAAAGTTGTATCTTTGCGGTGTTTTATGGGATGGAATACGCGAGTTGGGAGATAGGTTTTTCTCTGATTCGGCTGGCATTTCATAAGACGAGTGGACTTTATTTTATTGAGACAGATGTATTCATACTGAAAAGAAGTATTCTTACATTCCTGCTGAATACTATCTACGAGGGTGAAGAGTTGGTAAAATTCTTGCCTAACAAGGTGAAGAAATACTTCGCTGACAACGACATCAAGGTCTATTATATCAACGCTACCAAGATTGCGCAGGAGATTGGTTTGGGCAACCGCACCAACACCATTCTGCAATCCGCTTTCTTCCGTATCACCGGCGTTATTCCTGTTGAGAAAGCCGTTGAGGAGATGAAGCACTTCATCGTTAAGTCCTACGGCAAGAAAGGTGAGGATGTGGTTAATAAGAACTATGCAGCCGTTGACCGCGGTGGCGAGTATCACGAACTCGCTATCGATAAGGCATGGTCGATGCTTGACGCAGCCGCTGACGTGGTTAAACCGACCGACGGCGACGAGTTTATCAACAAGGTTGTTCGTCCTATCAATGCACAAGACGGCGACTTGCTGCCTGTCAGCGCGTTCAAGGGTATCGAG